TGCTGTAAGGGCCAGTGCCCTCTGCTTCAGCGCGTTTGAGGAGTTTTTGAAATTCGTCGTCTTCCTTAACCGCGTAGTTAAGAGTGGCGCGAGCCGTCTCAATCGCAATCGGAATATCAAACATGCCGCTACGAGTTCTAGCTGCGGCAGGAGCCACGCCGCCAGAGGGCTTCGGTTTAGTTGTAGGCTTAGCTTCTGGTTTGGCTTCGGCCTTTCTTTCTGCGGCACGTTCAGTTTCACGGTCTCCAAAGATGCCGAGAGTGGCACCAGAGAAAAATGAGCTAAACATGTCGCCGATGTCGCTCGGCTTCGGTGCAGACTTCGTGGAGTACGCAATACCCATCGGACCAGCCGAAATAACCGGACCCGTGTCAGCACCTTCACCACGCTGTGCTTCAGCCCGCTCGCCTACGTCAGAGATCATCGCACCGACGCCACCAGCAACGGCAACCGGACCTAATGCAGCGAGGCCACGACTAATTCTTCCCGGCTTTTTTACATCAGGTGTAGCCGTCGTAGGTCGTCTATCCGTAACAACATCCCGCCCCGAAGTTCTATCCACAGTGACATCGGGTCCGGGTAGCCCTCTAATACCGCTCGACTGTCCTGCACGATATGCGGTGGCTTCACGTTGCACTATGCTCGGGCGGTCAGGGTATACCAATCGGCCCCCTTCTATTTTGGCTCCTTCAAGGCGTTTTCCAGAGGCTTGCCTAAACGTACCGTCTTCCAGCTTGTGCCAAAGATTGCCTTTGTCATCAACAATATTTGTGACGACACGCTTTCCTTCCGGAACGTCTTCAATCAATTCCGGATAATTCTCAAGGCCGATACCGTAACTACCCAGCCCCATTCTTCCTTCGGCTGCTTTTTGCCGCATCATCTGCATACGGATTTGCTCCGGAGTCAGGCGCGGCATCATGTCATCAACGAGGTCACCCGAAGCAAACGCAACAATCCCCCCTTCATTAAATCCCGGTTGAAATCCCGGAGTCGGGAGTCCCGCAATACCTTGGTAGGCTTGGTTCAATTGATCCCGGATTGTCATCTGGGGAGGTTTGCGCTGCATCTGCCGCAACTGTGAAGCCTGAGCCATCATGGTCTCAAGGTCAGGAGAAATGCCATCGAGCAAAAGCTGCTCTGTATAAGCAACGGCCTGATCCGGCGGCATACCGCTAGATTGTTTCTGCTGAACTGATGCTTCGGCGGCGCGGCCAAGGGTGCTAATCGGTCCCATCATGATCAACTACCTCCGAATCCGCCCATCAATCCGCCGAGTCCCGCAAGACCCAGACCGCCGACGATGCCACCCAAACTTGGGGGAGCTTGATAGCGTTGCTGAATCGCAGCAGACGACGGCGTACCCCGGAGGATATCCGAGAAGAAGCCCAACTGCTGGAACGGCAACTGCTGCTCGTTGAGGAACTGCTGGTAACGGCTGGCAAGATCCTGCTGGCCCAACGCCTGAATCTGAGATCCAGCGCCAAGCTGAGCCTGATTGATACCCATCTGCTGGCCGTACTGCTGCTGACCAAGACCGCCCAGAGTTCTAGCGGCATCCAATTGCTGCTGAAGCCCTGAGAGACCGAGTCCTGCACCAAACTGACGAGACTGCTCGCGTAACTGAGAACCGGCTAAACCATACTGTGCCCGCATTGCAGCATCTTGAGCGGCTTGAGCCTGAGCCTGTTGGAAGGCGTTTTGAAGTCCGGTAGCTTGAATTCCGCCAAGCTGCTGCTGAAGATTACGTTGTCCTTCTGACCGCAAAAGAGCCTCACGAGTACCGCCCTTAGCCCCCGCACGAGCCGCTGCTGCAGCCATGCCCGGAAGCTGCCGACCGTAGTCCTGAATTGCCTGACTCTTTTGCTGCTCAACTACGCCCTGCATATAGGGCGACATGTAGGATTGAATGCCGCCGGGCTGTTGAAGCGGAGAAGAATAAAACTGCGTGTCCGCCATCGGACTGTATTCCCCAGCCTTTTCAGCACGAAGTCCAGCCAAACCGGCCAGCCCCGTAGCCTGACCAATCTGAGAGGCAGTTCGCATCCCCGCCACATCACGAAAAGCCTGTTCTTGGAGAGGATTGAACTCCTCCACCATTTGGCCCTGATAGGGCTGGAATCCCCGGCGGGAAAGCTTTTCACTCTCGCCAAGCAAACGCTCAGCGTAGCCTTTAGCCCAGTCCGGGATGTTAGAAGTAATTTGTGTCGTTTCGGTCGGGGTAGCCATTTTTAACTCCTATTAGGCGGGCATGTACTTCCGGGCTTCTACTTCCGGAGCCTGCCTCTCACGACCGGTACGCGCTTTGCGAATCCGATCCATCATTGCATAAAGTTGTTTTGCGCCCGCATCGGTCGAGCCGTTACCAAGGTGGGACACCACATCTGCCGGAATCACGAATTCGCCGTCTGCAAGTCTAGCTTCTTGGTGCCCGCTAATGTTGGCCTTGATGTCATCAGACATACCGTCGCCTTGACCGTTGACGAGCTTACCGCCAACTGCGTACTGCTGCAGGGAGCCAAGACCGCCTTGAGCGTAGCCCGGGACGTAGCCGCCAGCAGCAAAGTCAACAGCTTCCGGTATTGTTACTGAGTAGTCCGGTTCATACCCTTCTTCGGACTCCACTGGGTTCTTCAAATCGCGCAGTGTATAACTACGTCCCGAGTTCCACGGAATAGCCGAACCGCCCCCAGCAGGTGCAGAAGTTGTCGGCGGAGGCTGAACCGGCTGATCAGGCACTTCCGTAATGGTGTAGGTAGCTTCTTTCTCTTTTTCCTTCGGTGGCTCTTTCTTGAAGAAATACTTGTACGCTTCATAAAGAAGTGCGGTTTTAGGATCAAGTTTTGCTAGTTGCTCAATCCAATTTGTACCAGCTTCTGATGCTTTACTAGCCGCTTCTTCATCGCCTTCTTTCTCAGCTTTCTGCTGCGCTTCAAAGTTCTTCAGGATCTCGTCAACAATAGACTTGCTCGCATCAGCCACTTCCTGAGTGGTCTGCGGATTGATGAAACCCAAATCGATAAAGTCATAACCAACCGGATCTTCTCTAACAGAAACAAATCCCCTAGTAGACGGCAGGGACGATCCAATTGGAGGAGCTACGCTAGCCGGGGCACCCGAGTAGTCAGAAGCAAGAGATTCCTTGTCAAACACCTCAATTGACGTTTCAGTATCTTGATCCGGGGGCGGTTTCTTCTTCGGTAGCCCAGTGCCCGGCACGACGCTGGCCGGAGCACCTGCATAATCAGGAGCAATCGTTTCCGGATCAAACACTTCAATAGAAGTTTCGGTTTCTGGTTCCGTTTCTTCCACTTTAGTGTCGGTTTCAGTGCCCGGAACAAAAAATTCTGGTGGTGTACCAAACAGGTCACCTAGATCCCCCGGAGTTGCTCCCGGAGCCACTGAACTAGGTGGCGTTAAATCTTCCCTCGGCTTAGGAGGAGCCGGAGGAACCGGTGGCTGTATGAAATCAATCGGAGTACCGGTCACACCAGTAGCAAACGGATCATTGCCCGGAGGAGTTACAGTTCCACCAGATCCGGGGCCGCCGCCACCGCCAGTATCTCCACCAGTATCCGTACCCGTTCCCGGACCATAAGGCTGATACGGTTTCTTTAGTCGCGCTCGCAATGCATCCAAGTACGCCTGCAGGGCGGAAGTATCCCGAGGCGCGGTGTTAGGGGGGACTAGCAGGCTTTCGTAGTACTTCCCAAGCCCGGCTCGGTCCTGCGTGAAAGAGGGCTGATAGGTAGTAACGGTTTGGGGGAGCACAGCGCCCGGAGACACCATAACCTCGCCACCGTCAGCAAATCTCTCTTCCCCAAAGATCATGCCGCCACCGGCATACCCCGGATACTTGTCCGTGAAGTAACCCGGTTTAAACAGCCACTCACCGTAGCCCTTGCCGTAGTTCGGGTTGTAATCGCCCGGGATGTAGTAGCGAGGCTTCGACATCTGCCCGCCCTTCATATCTTCTTCGTCAACGGTCGGAGTCAGAGCCGCTTGGATGCCAAGCGAGGTAGCGTACTTAGACGCCATCTTGCCGAACGGACTCGTGTAACCGCCCTCCAATCCGGTCGTAAACGCCTTGCGGCCCTGCTCAGTGGCTAGGCCCTTGATACCCTCGAAGATCCCCGACTTGCTCGGCTGGGGTGTGACTGGAGATACGGCAGGAAGCGGAGTGGTAGTCTGCGGTAGCCTGACGCCAAAAGTCTGTTTATCGAGATCGGGCTTGTCCAGATCGTAGCCCATCAACTCGTCTTCTTTCAGACCCAACTGCTGTGACAAAGTCTTGGGAGGAGCCATCCGCACTGCAGCAGCCCGACGTAAACCTTCGCTGATGTTCGATCCGCTATAGGCGCTGAACCCGGCATTTAAACCTTTCTTAAAACTGCCCTCGATAAGGCCCGTCGCGCCACCGACAATCGCACTTGTAGCAGTCGAGCCAAGGCCCGGGAACACCCGATTAAGGGTAAATCCTGCGATGGCAGGAAGGATGGACTTCAAGAACCCGGCTTCCGGCAGACCCGTGTGGGGATTAAGCGTAAGAGAGCCGCCCGCAGCTTGGGCAATTGACTGCAAACCCCGAACTTCCCCGGGGGTCATGTGAACAAGAACTTTATCTTCCCCCCGCCCCTGAGAAGCGAGAAGGCCAGCTAGCCCGGCCATGTTAGGGTTTCGATTCATACTTCCCTCGCGGGGTCAAGTTGTCTGAATAATATCATGTAGCAGCCTGATAAATAGCCGAGCCGTAGTTCGACACCCAAACCACGCTTAAGATGATGGACGGGATGGCTGGCCTGTTGTTAGTAGCTGCCACGTACGGAATGATGACAGCCGTATCAGCCGCTTCCCAAGCCAACTCAAAGTAGTCGTTGGCCTCCATCACAAGCACAAAGTTCCAAGCCGCCACGATCTCGCTGTTAGGACCGTCAATAACGATCTTGGTGTTTGAGTCCGGTACGTTGACTCCGTTAATCCGGGGCCAAATATAGACCGCACTAGCCGAACCGCCTGACTTGTCTAGCTGAGCGGAGAACTGAAAGTTGTATACACCAGTATTAGCGACGTAAATTTTGGAAGTCGGGGTACCACGAGTAACTTCGTAGTCCGAAACGACTGAGTTATACGTAAAAAGATTGATAGCGTTGGATACCGGGTTCGTCTGCGTCGTAGTGTCGAAATACGAAGCATGTGGAGTAGGCGCGTTGATCCGGTTTGAGACTTGGTTAAAGTACAGACGCAGGACGTTATTGAACTGCTCCATACCACGCTGATCGTATTGCCGAAGCGCAACCGGCAAATTTGGCGGAACTACACCACGTGGAGTTGTCATTACCGGCGACCATCCGGCCTGATATCAAGACGCAGCGCACCTACCTGCCACGACACGCCAAGCCCAGAAGATCCGACACGTACAGCCATCTGCCTACCGCGAACCCGAGTAAACAACTGCTCGGTATAGATCTCGTACGGCAGTACTGCCGTGGCATTGACCTGTTCTATATCAGGAGTGCCGTACGCGGAGCCGGGGTAGTTGCGCGGATAGATCGAGATAGTAACTGACGGTGAAGAGGTCGTAGACCCCAAGAACTTGATGTCCGGAATGATGCGGGAGACGAAACCAAAGTTATGCCCGTCGCCAATGTCAAAGTCAGACGACTCAATAAAGCAGTCAATCGGCTGCGCCACACCCGTCGAGACATCATCCCAATCCACTTCGTGATACAGCACTTGATTCGGTGCCGTCATCGAAACGGTAGTACCCGTCGTGTGAGACGCAGCCGTTGAAGCCACTCCAGCAGGGCTATTCGCACCTCGCACACATCCAGTCAGAGTGTCGTTGCTAACGCCTGTGTAAGTAATGTACTCACTATCAATTAATACTGTACCGGCTCGTGGATACGACGAAGCTTCAAGCAGAGCGATAGAAGTGACAGATGAATTGATGTCTGTCGCAAGGTAAGAAGTCTGGATGCTGAACGACAGCATCGGATAGTCGCGGATACTCTGCGGAGAGAACGCAGATCGGTTCAAGCTGCCGTACGACCATACGTTTTCAAGGTAGTTGTAGATCACTACCGTGTCATTCACCGTGCTGCCCGTGCTTGGGTAGAACCACCAGATTTCACTGAATGCTTCGTTATTACCGCACATAACCTGTGCGATCTGATCTTTATTTAATGTGCTGAAGATATGCTGACGGATCGTGCAGGGCAGTGTGTTTACGCGACCGTCGTATACGAAGAACTTATCTAAGCCCATCCAGTAGACAGCGTTGTTGACGTTGATCACCGCATTCTGAGAGGCAATCGAAACGTCCTGATCAAGCAGGGTGAATCCAAACACAAACGGAGGCCCGAGGTACTGCATCGAGTACACAGCTGTATCCGTCCAAATCACAATTTCCTGACGAGCAGTTGTCGCCGTTACGATCTTGGAGCCATTAGCAATACGTTGCTCACCTGACTGGTTAGTAACTTCAGGCACCCATTCATACGGGTTGTCTGCATCCGACCAACGCACTAACAACGGATCAAACGACGTACTGAAATTAGTCGGGTCGTAAGGATTAGATCCAAAGCAAACCGTAAAGTCGTCAACCGGAGAGTCAATAATTAACCCGGTTTCGTCAGGCACATGCCGTCCAGCATAGCTAAAGCTCAGAGCCGAAACCGTGGCTGAAGCCGTTGTAGCTGTTGAGATAGTGACTGAAGTGCTGCCATCCCATGCCGCAGTGACATACGTGCCTGAGACAATACCACTGCCTGAGATGACTGAACCGGTGTTAATACCCGTAGCATCAGCTACGACAAGCGTGACAGACCCTGAAGCATAGGCTGCCGTCGTCGTTGTTTTAGGCAGTGAATTGGCCTTTTCTTCAAGCGTGATAGCCCGTGCCCACGTAGTAGTGTCATTAGTCCAGTAGTAAATCGGACCGTTGTTCTCAGCAAAGATCAGGTCATTGCCATAGTTAAACTGTGACCACAAACGCAGCGGAACACCCTGCGGAGTTGAAGAACCCCAACCGCCTGATCCCCACGGAGGACCGCCCCAACCGACGTTGGACGTATAGACAGCGGTACCAGCATCAATGTCGATACTGGCAATAACTAGCGAACCGCCGCCCGTCGCAGACGAACTAGCAGCAGTCGGGGTTACGATCACGAGCGAGTTATCGCCCGGAACTTCTATGATCTCAAACTGCCCATTTAGGGTCAGACTGCCTACCGAAGTGGCACCAGAAAAGGTAACGTAGGTACCCACTGACGAGCCATGCCCCGAGGCAAGAACAGTGACAAAGTTACTACCCGATACAGTCGTAAACGGGTTTTGAGACAGGTTTAAGGAATTACCAAGCGGGGTGATGTCGTAGTACTCACCGCCTAATTCGACGTAGAACTTCTGATTCGTGCCGACGCCCAGCAGGTTAAGTCCGTCGATTGTCACCCAGTTCCATAGCGACCGGGCAACGCCTTTAAATGTAGACAGAATCGTGGAAGAGTTTATCCAGCCACCGATCTTTTGGGCGTAGCCACCACGGAAACGCACCTTGTCTACGACGAAGTAGCCCCCCTCGCCTGCGTAGTTGGTAGTTTCACGGTTAACGCCGGGGCGGAATTCGACCTTCTGAAGTGGCATTACATAACCCCCGACAAGTACAGCGCACGTTCTTCCATACGCCGTTTAATCAGTCCCGGCAGTACTTTACCACCCGCCTTAGTCCATTTCATAAACTCGTCAGCGGCTTCTTCCAGTTCACCACGGTTGGTCTTCATCCGAAGGGAAGAGCGTTGGAGATTGCCAAGACCCACGTTGAAGGCAAAACTGACGAGAGAATCGAAGATTCCTTGATTGCCAACAGCAGCAGGGCAAAGTCGAACCACACCACGCTCAAACCGACGAAGGTCTTCAGCAAGTATCTGGTCCACCTCGTCCATCGTGATAACCCGGTCCCAGCCTGCGGGTATCGGTAGATTCTTGCGTTCATTAAATGGGATAGCGGTGTGTTTTGGATCAATCACATGGCCGACACCGACAGTCCACAAAAGGGCAGGGCAGCGGTAAGGCTTGGTCCGTACCCCCTCGTGATGTTTGATCATGTCGATAGCGGCCTTGGAGACTTTCACTTTTTGCCGAACGCCTGCGTGCCGAACCAAAAGGCTATGATTGACGACAGTATGAGCATCTCGTCATCCGAGAACACTTCAGCCATCGCAGCGGCGAAGGGTACACCCGTGTTGTAGGCGTACCAAACACCAGCAATGTTGATAGCAACAAGTTCCAGCACAAAGATGTAAGTCACAACCGGACGTACCGACGCACGGAGGTTCACCATCCACTGCGAAGCACCCTTACCGATTTCGATGTCGT